ACCGCTCAGAGACAGAGAAACTCCTGTTCTCTTTAGCCCTCTCCGGTGCCGCATTTAGAAAGGTTTACTACGACCCTTCTTTGGGAAGACCCGCATCGATCTTTGTTCCGGCAGAAGATTTTGTAGTGTCCTACGGCGCAAGCGATCTCATTACCTGCGAACGTGCAACGCATGTGATGAAGAAGACCTACAACGAGATCCGAAAACTACAGGTCTCCGGATTTTATGCAGATATCGATCTGCCTCCTCCTTCACCCGATATCACCGAAATACAGAAGTCCTATGACAAACTGAACGGTGAATCCAAGGGAATGGATCTGGATTCTCGTTATACGCTCCTCGAAATGCTCGTGGATTATGATCTGCCCGGCTTTGAAGACACCGATGACATGGGTAACCCCACCGGTATCGCATTGCCCTACGTCATCACCATCGATAAGTCTTCTCGAAAGATCCTCTCCATTCGACGGAACTGGTATGAAGATGATCCTTTAAAGAAGCGCCGTCAGCATTTCGTTCAATACACCTATATCCCCGGACTCGGCTTTTACGGGTTTGGATTAGTGCATCTCGTTGGAGGACTCGCAAAATCCTCCACCTCCATCCTCCGTCAGTTGGTGGATGCGGGAACCCTCTCTAACCTTCCGGGCGGATTAAAGACTCGCGGTCTTCGCATCAAAGGAGATGACACCCCGATCATGCCGGGTGAGTTCCGTGATGTGGATATCCCATCCGGTGCTTTGCGCGACAACATTACCTTCCTTCCCTATAAAGAACCTTCGGGAACGCTCTATCAATTGCTCGGCAATATCGTCGATGAGGGAAGAAGGTTTGCCTCTCAAGCCGACATGAAAGTCGCGGACATGAACGCGGAGGCTCCTGTCGGAACGACTCTTGCGATCATTGAACGATCCATGAAGGTCATGTCAGCCGTGCAGGCGCGTTTACACGCCTCCATGAAGAAGGAACTGAAACTGCTCTCGCAGGTGATCTTTGACTACGGTCCTACGGAATATCCTTATGACATTCCGGGTAAGGAACTCACCAAAGAAGACTTCGATGATCGGATCGATGTGATCCCCGTCTCGGACCCCAATGCGGGAACGATGGCCCAGCGGATCATGAAATATCAGGCCGCATTGCAGTTGGCCTCACAAGCCCCGCAGTTATATGACTTGCCGATGCTTCATCGTCAGATGATCGAAGCACTGGGTATTGCCGACTCTAGTGAGGTTCTACCGAATCAGGAGGAGATCCCTCCCACAGATCCTGTCACAGAGAACATGAACGCCCTCACGATGAAGCCCATCAAGGCGTTTATCTATCAGGACCATGAAGCGCATATCCAAACGCACATGTCCTTTGCCCAAGATCCGCGTTTGCAGCAGATGCTCCAACAAGCCCCTCAGGCCGCACAGGCTATGCAAGCGACCCTCACCGCCCACATCGCGGAACATCTGGCTTTTGCCTACCGGCAGCAGATCGAGAAGGAACTTGGGTTTAAACTGCCTCCTCCGGGGGAACCGCTCCCAGAAGACATCGAATACCGGATCTCGGAACTTGTGGCCCCGGCGGCGGCTCAGGTCACCGGCAAAGCCCAACGCGAAGCCCAGATGCAGGAACAAATGCAGCAACAGCAAGATCCTGTCCTTCAGATGGAAATGCAGAAACTGCAACTCCGCGCACAGGAAATCCAGCAGAAAGCACAGGCCGAAATGGCCCGTGTCCAAGCGGATATGCAGAAGGCGCAGATGCGAATGCAGTCCGAACAGGCCCGCCTCAAGGCTCAAGAACGTATCGAAGGGGCGCGACTCGGCGTTCAAATCGCCTCGACCAACGCCTCGAACGAACTCCAGAGCAAGGAAATTGCCTCTCGCGACAAGGTCGAAGGGGCCAAATTAGGGGTCGAAATCGCCCGCGAGATGTTCGCCGCTCAGAAACAAGAGCAGGACATGAGGGATAGGAATGCCAACCGCAAGCGATAATGTCGCAGAATATCTGCGGAAATCCCTACGCCAGCAGATGAATGACATGGCCGACCATATCGCAGGTGGCGGCTGTGCCGATTTCAATGAGTACAAGCGGTGCTGTGGAGTAATTGAGGGTTTGGCGAGAGCCGAACGAGAACTGCTTGACCTCACGAAACAAATTGACGATGATTAAACGGCTTAACAACTTCGCTGTGTAAACAGTGCAACCGCCCCACATGGGGTGCAACCGCCGGAAGGTGCTTTAAACATGTCAGAAACTGACAGCAAGACTGCAAGTCAACTGCCCAAACCTACTGGGTACAAACTACTCATCGCTCTCCCCAACCCGGAAGAAAAGACAGAAGGTGGAATCATTAAAGCCTCTCAGACACTTGAGGCTGAGGAGATTGGGAGCATCGTTGGTTTTGTCCTCGCGACAGGACCGGATGCTTACAAATCCCCTGATCGTTTCCCTTCTGGTCCTTATTGCAAAGAAGGAGACTGGATCATGATGAGATCCTACTCCGGCACTCGCTTTAAGGTTCATGGCAAAGAGTTCCGTCTCATCAACGATGATTCGGTCGAGGCCGTGGTCGAAGATCCGCGAGGAGTAGTGAAGGCATGAGTACAGAAGCAATGACCAAGGAAGAGAAATTCTTCGGAGTTTCCGCCCCCTTGCAAGTCCCTGAAAAGGAAACCGCCAAGTCCGCCCCGGAACCCGAGGTGGAACTTGAGATCGTCGATGACATTCCAAAGCAGCCGGTTAAACAGGCTGAGAAGGAAGAGAACGACGAAGAACTGTCGGACTACAGTGAAAAAGTCCGCAAGAGAATCAACAAACTCAAGTACGAGCAGCACGAAGCCCAGCGGCAGAAAGAAGCCGCCGAGCAGATGCGCGAAGAAGCCATTCGCTTCGCTCAACAACTTGCAAACAAAAACCAATACTACGAGTCATTGCTTCAACGCGGGGAAGGCGCACTCGTCGGCCAGATCAAAGCCCGTGCCAATATCGCCCTTGAACAGGCCAAAGCCCTCTACAAGGACGCCTACGAAGCCGGTGATGCTCAGAAGATCATCGACGCTCAGGAAAAACTCCTCAATGCCCAGACGGAGTTTCGGGAGGCTGAAAGACACGAACGTGCCATTCAGTCTCGACCCAAGCCCCAGCCGGTACAGCAGGCGTATCAGCCTCCTGTGCAGCAGTATCAGCCTCCCCAACCGAGCAGCAAGGCTATGGATTGGACCAAGAAAAATCCTTGGTTCGGTCCTCAGGGGAACCGCGAGATGACTGCGCTGGCATACGGAGTCCATGAGACGTTGATCCGTGAACACGGTATCAAAGCCGATACGGACGAGTATTACGAAAAGATCGATGCTGCCATGCGGCAACGATTCCCAGATTACTTTGAGAAGGACGCAGATGACGTACAAGTCTCTGTTGCCCCTCAACGCACCCCAAACACCGTGGTTGCCTCAGCAAGCCGTAACAACGGCGCGAAGCCACGCAAAATCCAGTTGACTGCTACACAAGTTTCCGTCGCAAAGAGACTTGGCCTCACCCCCGAGCAGTACGCCAAACAACTCATCAAGGAGAGTTACAATGGCTGAAGAGCGCAAAATTCGTATTGACCGTGCAGCCGAATCGCGTCCTAGTGACTCGTGGTTGCCGCAATCCGCACTGCCGGTCCCCGAGCCGAAAGATGGCTGGGTGTTCCGATGGATTCGTACTTCTTCTTTGGGACGTTCGGATAACACCAACGTCTCACGCCAGTTCCGTGAAGGCTGGGAACCTGTCAAGGCAGAAGATCATCCTGAGTTGAAGATCCTCTCTGACATCAATTCTCAGTTCAAAGGGAACGTCGAAGTCGGTGGCTTGCTGCTTTGCAAGGCTCCGCAAGAGAAGATGTTGCAACGCCAGAAGTACTTCCAAGAACTTTCAGATCGACAGATCGACGGTGTGGACCGCAGTTATCTGCGGGAAAATGATCCGCGTATGCCGCTCCTTAATCCCGAGCGTTCAACGCGCACCACTTTCGGACGAGGGTAAATCCTTTTCTTTCCACTATTCGAGGTAATTTCAAATGGCTTCAGGAACTGATGTAACAGCCCCTTATGGGTTCCTGCCGATTAACCTCATCGGCGGTCAGGTCTATGCGGGTTCCACCCGTATGTACCCGATTCAGTACGGCTACGCGACGAACATCTTCTACGGTGACTTCGTCAAGGTCGTGCGAGGTTCGCTCACCCGTGTGTCGATTGGTGCTGCCACCAACTCGAATGCGGTGACGGGCGTTTTCTTTGGTTGCTCCTACACTGATCCGGTTACGAAGGACAAGCGTTTCAGCCAGTACTGGCCCGCTTCGACTTTGGCCGGTGATGCGGTGGCCTATGTGGTTGACGATCCGGACGCTGTCTTCAAGGCTGCGGTCTGCTCGTCAGGCACCACGATGGCTTCGGGCGCTTACGCGATGATCGGCACGAACCTCTCTGCCATCAACAATGCGGGTAATGCGAACACCGGTAACAGCAAGAACGCGATCCTCGCGCCAACTGCGACCCCGGCTACTTCGATCCTCCCGCTGCGTTGTGTCGGTGTGGTTCCGGAGACTTCGGTCTCTTACGCCGCGACTGGTTCGTCCTCCAGCACCACGATTACCCTCACGGGTTCGGGTCTTCCGGCGGCGATTCCGGTTGGAACGAGTGTGGCCTACTACGCTGCCAATGGTCAGTTGATTGAGACGGGTTCGTTTGTGACGGCTGCTGCCGCCGCTGGCGATACCTCTGTCACGATCAATGCTGCCATTGACGTGCCGGGTGGCGTCACGGACATTCCGGCTGCGTCGAGCATCGTGTTTACCGTCTACCGTGAACTGTTGGTCAAACTGAACGTTCTGACCCACGGTTACTACAGTAGCGTCACAGCCTAAGGAGTTCTAGAAAATGGCTATTTCACGCGCACAAATGTTGAAGGAACTCCTGCCGGGGCTTAATGCCCTTTTCGGCTTGGAGTATGCCAAGTATGAGGATGAGCATACGCTCATCTATGAAACCGAGAACTCCGAAAAGGCTTTCGAAGAGGAAGTCAAGTTGTCGGGCTTCGGCACGGCCCCGGTTAAGCCGGAAGGTCAGGCCATTGCCTATGACAACGCGCAGGAGGCTTGGACTGCTCGCTACAACCACGAAACGATTGCGATGGGTTTCTCGATCACTGAGGAAGCCATGGAGGACAACCTCTATGACCAACTCTCTGCTCGTTACACCAAGGCTCTCGCCCGTGGTATGGCGAACACGAAGCAGGTTAAGGCTGCTGCTCTGCTGAACAACGGCTTCACGACGTTCCAGTCTG